GCCAGAATGCATTCATCTGAACGTCATACTGTTGCATCTCAAGATCACGTGCCATTGAGAGTACATCGAACCGAAGTTCATAAGGTGTTTTGTTAGACATAATAGTCTCCTTGTGTGTGTTGTTGTGTGTGTTGAGCAGTTTTCCACATACTCAGGTGGCGGTGCATAACGCCGACCAGTACGAGTTTAAAGTCTACCCGAGACTATAGGACTATAGATTATCTAACACATTCTGCGGCGAAGATTCACCATAGGGATCATCTGCTGCTTCGTCAGTGAATCCTGGTTCTACAAACCACTTTTCTATCTCAAGATTACTGACAACAACAGCGTAACGCCAAGAACGCATGCCAAAACCAAGGTTGTCTTTAGAAACCAGCATGCCCATTTTTCGTGTAAATTCTCCGGATCCGTCGGGAATAACTTTGACATTTTGTAACTCCTGTTGTTTTGCCCACGCATTCATCACAAAAGAATCGTTGACCGAGAGACAATAGATCTCGTCAATACCTTTCGCTTGAAACTCTGGATACAACTTTTCGAAGTCGGGCAGTTGATACGTTGAACACGTTGGTGTGAATGCTCCTGGAAGTGAGAATAAAACTACTCGCTTACCAGAAAACAAATCATTGGTTGTGACATCTTTCCAAACAAACGGATTAACATCCGTTGAAAGATTATCGCGCACGCGTGTGCGAAATACCACATCAGGTACAGTAAAGACCATCTTTAACTCCTATTAGTAAAATTTAACTTTCTCAGATACTTCTTTAACTTCGCAATCTTTCTTTAATACAAAGTTAATATAACCAGCAGGTTCCAGAGATTTGTATTCTATTTGCTCTTCATCTAACAGTGGAACATAACGACCGATGTATTTTGAATACCACATAGATCGATCTTTGCTATCGGTTATCAATAATGCTTTCATAATCAATATCTAGTTTTACCAGAAACAGTGTTGGAATAATCTGAGTGTGATTTATTTTCGCCTAAAATTTTATCCACGCCTTCAACCATCTCAAGCGCATGAACATATCGATCTACTTGTTCTCCAACAGCACCAACAAGATCTGGATGTTCTCCGATGCCAACTGCCTTTTCATAGACTTCGATATTGACCAATGCTTCTTCCATCACAGCAGCGTGTTTTGCTCGTACTGCTCTTAATAATTTTTCTTTCATAACATTAAATCCTTATGCTTTATCTACTCCGCGTTGTAAGAGACCACGGAGTCCCAACGAAAAGACCTCCACTGATCTAGGTCTACTTCATAAACTGGTTGAACATCTGTACTATGTACTCGATCAGTACCTTTGGGCAGTTTGTCTGCAGGAATTAAGTCCTGCATTAAAGTGCCAACGATCTTTCGTTCAGTGCCATCTTTTTTTGTAAAAGTGACTTCGCAAAGACCAGACTGCAAATATGCTATAATTTCATCTTTCATAATATTACCCTGTAATCAATTGATAAATTTCTTTCCAGTCCCCCAGTCTAACAGCATCGCCAATGTAGTTGACGTTATGATTATGCGCCATTAAAATACTATTCAATCCAAGTTTTGCACCAACGTCAGCATTCTCTGGTTTGTCTTCAATCCACCAACAACCAGTATCTTTATATTCTAGTAATGCTTCGTCTTTATCAGCACCGCAGTCAAGAATTACATACTTCTCGAAAACTGTTGGACCAAACATCTCGCAAAGATTTTTAATCCGTAGATGCTGAGCATATTCAACGTCAGTTTGAGAAGTGATCACATGAAAAACATAACCATGTTCTTCATGCAGTTTGCGGACGTATTTGATGGCATCTAGGTGAGGAGGGAGTTTGCGAATCCAAGCACTCTCATTAAACATACGAGTCAATCGTTGCTTGTCTGTATATCCAAGATCATACCTATCTTTAATAGAATATGTCGATTCATCTTGGACACGGTATCCATGCTTTTTCATCCACTGATCAAACGAATATAACCAGTCGAGTAATACGCCATCACAATCAGTTAAAATCAATTTTTCTTTCACGATAAAACAATACCACTTGTTGCTTGTTGCCATGCTTTCTCAACTTCTGGCAGAGCCTTCACGGTAAACAAAATTGTAGATTTGTTAAAGTGCACCGTGTTAGTTGTATCGCCAGTCATGCAAACGCTAGGAGCGAATCCTATTCCGTTCTCACCTTGCATTAAACCACGTGGATTATCAAGTTCTACAGTTTCTTCGCCTTGCGACTTCAACCTTCCAATATATTCACCAGCAACTGTTACCACAGTTACAACATCATTAATATTCATAACTAATTAACTCTCCGCGTTTTGTTTCCTTTCCATTTTTTGAGCGATGTCTTCGATTTGACCTTCACTCATGTGAGATAAAGTTTCCTCAATACCTTTGATAAAACCATACCCGAAACCAGAACTCCTACCTTTATACACTCCATAGTAAAAAGAAGCAGCGACCATTCCAGTAGCAATTGCCGTATGTAATAGAGGATCCATGTTGTTTCTCCCAGTTCGTTATATAACTATACTTGGAAAGAGATCAAATGTCAACGCTTTTTTCCAATATTATATTTTGCAATGAGATCCCAGTTATCTTTGTCTTTGTGCGCTATGATTTTAATTTGATTTAATTTTACAGAAGGTTCCTCAATAAGCGAAGGATTGACTAATTGAATTAAATCCCAGTCTGCCAGTAACTGGATGATTGTGTTTCTTCGCCCCTGATCTTCTTCTGTAAAGTTGGTGTTCTTGCCATCTAACGCGAACAACTCTTTAAAATGTGTAATGTAATACTTGCCTCGTTTATGTAATATGTGACAAGACTGATAAAGTTTATGATCTCTCGGCGACGCGATGCCAATGCGCGTCAGTGTCTCGCGCACCTTCAAGAAGTCATCTTCGTTCTTCAATAGTACCTCGATCAAAGAATCTACAACAGTGTTCATGTACCACCCTTTTCTAATTTTTGTTTTATTGTTTTTATTTCAAACTCAGAAAGACACTGCAATGCTTGTAAAGTTTTATGATTGTTAAAACTATAATATTCTTTCACTGCTTCAAAGTCTGCGTCTTGCTCAGGTTTGAACCACTTAGAAAACCTTTTCTTTTCCCGCACTCCGTGTAGAAGAAACTCATACTGTAGTTTATGATCAATTTCATGATAACGATTCATTTCATTGGCATAAACAATAGTGTCGTAGAAGTATGACAATCCACGGTTAACCATAAATGCGTTGTAATTTTTCTCAGCGAGATAGTCATTTTCGGTATCTCGCATCATGTTCTCTTTCGTTGTGTTGATAGAGTTTAAATAATCAAATGGGTTGCTCACGGTTTACTCTCTCTTCAATTGCGATGAGTAATCGTTCACACTCATCGCAAATTATAATTTCGCCATCAGTCAAAACTATCTTCGCAGAAGTTTCGTTGATTTTATTTTGTTGACAAAGTTCGCAATTCATATGTATTTAGGTAAACTGGACGTTCGCCATCACCTCTGTTAAACATGCAGTCAAATTAATCTCCTGATCTGCTACAAATGCTGCTTTGTGTTGATAGTCCGCAAGAATTAAAACTAACTGAGGGATGCTTCCAGGAGCAACGAAGTCGCTAGACTTATCATAGATCTTGCGAAAGATATCTGCTGCTTCAGCATCAGAATTTTCAGCGACCCATTTTCGGACTTCGGTGAAGTTTTTATCTTTGAGAGACTTGACGAGTTTAGAGAGAGTGACCTCTTGAACATTCGATAGAATACCTGTATCAATGACACCAGAGACACTGTAACGCTGTAGTTCGTTAAGGACGCGACGGTTGTCGGGGAAATACTTCTTAACAACTTCGGCGACAACTGCCTTCTCAAACTCAATACCTTCTTTGGTCAGAATCATACAGGCACGTTTAAACATTTGTGCTGCAAGTCCAACCTTATCCTGCTTGTTGAGTTTGAAGTCAATCACCGAGCACCGAGAATGCAGTGGTTCAATGATTCGATTCTTAAAGTTACAAGTTAGAATGAATCCGCAGTTCTTGGAGTATTCTTCCATAAAGTTGCGAAGAGCAGGTTGAGTTGAGTTTGGATTCAGATAATCTGCCTCATCGAGGATGACATACTTTCGTCCACCTTGTAGCGAGACTGAGGAAGCAAACTGCTGAATATAATTTCGGAGT